TCTTCATCTTCTCATACATCTTCTTGCAATATGCATTTGTTTTAGAGTTCTGAAGAACAGATACCTTTACGGTATAGATGGATGACGGATCCACACTCACGCAGACTTCACCATCTGCTCCTGCCACATAGCTGTTTCCATCGCCAGCAGGCTCAATAACAATAAAGCTGTCATCAGCAAAACCACTTGCAATATGGTTTCCGAGTGCAAGCGTTATCTTTTTCGGATTATAAGTTGTTACTCTTGGCATTAACCTTCACCTCCTTCTATGCGTACACAAGGTTGCCACTGATATTTACTACTTGGATTGCTCCTGCTAACTTGGCGGTAAACTTGCAGCCTGTCAACTGTCTGGATGCCTTTTCTGAATCACTCATACTTGAGGATGAAGGCACAGTTATTGTGTATCCCGGAATTTCATTATCATCATCGTCATACTCTGTAGGCGCAATTCCTCCGACTTTCTGCCCCACTTTTAACGATTCCTCCATCTTGCCTTCAACCGCAGTAATACCTTCATCAGTAAAAGGCACTTTCGTGTTCAACACAAGAAGATTAAATACTCTTTCCTGCATGTCATTCTTTAACCAATCTCTGAATCGAATTGTGTCAATCCATTCGTTTGCAAGCACCTTGCCGCCCATCGAGCTTGTGACGTTCTTTTTAGCATAAGTTGTAAAATATGTAATGCAGTTTTCATCGCAATATTTTTTCATAGCAGTGGATAACTTACACGGATATACGGCCGCCAGTGGTTTTAACCCCCATGTTTCGCTTCCAGGATCATATCCAAAGCACTTAGCCATCATTGCTAAAGAAATGTAATAATTTTCATCTGGATTGCTCTCAACATCTGGTACTCCACCGCCATAAACAGCAAAGCTGCGGAAGAAGTTTGTTGTGCTGACCGGTAATGTTTCTCCAATAAATGTAAATCCAAAGAGTTTGTCATTGGATTCTGTCCATTTGATAGCTTCTTCAAGGTCAGTCTTTGTGAGAAATGTCTTTGATAAGGCAATTCCATACCACCCGCCAGCTTCTTTGGCTCTATCAAGTGTTACGCTGATTTTTTCATAAGTAACAGGGTCTGTTTCCTCGCTTGTAACCTGCCTTGCAACAACATAGATAAGACTTGGTGCCGGTGACTGAGAAAATGCCACACTCGCCATAATGTATGCCTGTGATTCTGTTGAAAATCCATAATCCACAAGCTCAGATGCCTGTGAAATACTAACGACCTTTGTTCCAATATTATCTGTAGATTTCTTTCCTGTTTCCGGACCTTCGACAACAAGGAGCACATTGCTAAAGCTCTCATCGCTTGAACCGGGAGTAGAAATTGCAATATCCATCTTGACAATATCATTAAGATTATTTCTAATCGCCATTGTCTGTTTCCTCCTGTATTTTTATTTCTTCTATTGCATAGGTTTCTACCTCTGCAAATTCTTTCATTCCTCCACCGCTCGGGTTTGGAACTGCTTTGCTTTCCAAAACTCCATATTTTCCATCTGCTAATCCGACATACGATACCGTAAATTCGCACATTGAACGATAATTAAATTTCGTGTCTCCAATCAGCTCTGACAAATCCCGTATTGGTGGATTCATAACAATAGTTACATCTTTTTTTGCCAGCTCTTCTGTTATTCCGTCCGAATCAAGAAATCTGATAAACTCTTCCAAGTCCTCAACTGCAGTATTTTCATAGTAGTTGCTGTTTCCAGCTTTAACTTCTCTTCCCACAGTGTACAAATTGATTTCGAAAATGAAATCATAATTGTAATATCTATGTTCTCTTTCATCGTCTGACAAAGGAAAAGCTGACCTATTCAAATTGCTATATCCAAGTGTTATATATGGCGGTTTAGGTGTTACACCTTTGGTTTTCGTCCACACCACCATCGCTCCTGGATGATATCGCTTAACAAGTTCGTAAATGAACTTCTTAACCTCCGAAAATGTCATTCTGTTTCCTCCATTTCAGAATTGCTCGGCTCTTTGTTCTCGCTGACTGGTATCAGCTTAAATGTTGATGTCCAATGCTTTAAAATTGTATTCCTGCTTAGGCGAGAAGACATACATTCAAACCATCTTCCATCATACAGAAGCTGGTCTGATCTAACACATTCTTCCTGTTTCGATGTTCTGATTGAAAAATTACCAAATGTTTTCAACATCTGTTCATCTCTGCTCCCGCCAGCTTCTATCACTTCATCATCCGACATAGTCTGCACATCAAGAACAACTTGGATGTCTTCGTATCCGGCAGTCGGATATCCATCTATAATCTGGTCTTCCCCATATCTTCTCAATGTGTATGTGTTTCCAAAGAATGGCATTAGTCAGACCCTCCTTTCTCCTGTATTACATAGTTAATTGACTGCCTCATGCGGCCTGTATCAATCAATGGCTTATCAGAACCTTTTCTTTTAATCGTTTCCGGAGAATTCGGAACAAAATCGCCATTAACAATCTCTTTCTGTATCAAGCCTTTCTGAAACACTCCTATTTTCTTTAGTACATCTTCTGCAGAGCCACCTTTTACCAGCTGCATCCTCATTGACTGCAAAAAGGCATTGATTTCAGAAGAATGAGCGTCAACACTATCTCGCAGGAATGGTCTCGACGGAATATGGACAGTTCCAAGTTCATTGAACATTGCGATATCAACCAAATCCACACCATTATCGCTACCGGCTCCCTGCTGTATGCCTATTCGTACCTCCAGTTTGTCAAGGTCCTCTAACATCTTCTGAAACTTCTTGCCATCAGCAGTAACTTTCTCTCTGACTTTAACCGCCATAATCAACACCCGCCGACACAATAGTAACAATGCAACGCTTTCTCAAATTGAGATACTGCATGCCGTATACTGTTAATCCAAATTCTGAATCCGTCGCAGTGTTTCCTGCCTGATTATTGGAAAAGGACACCGATGTCTCACCTTCCGAAACAGAAGATAATCCAATGGTGTCCCCTATCGTTCCTATGCCGATTGTCTTTCCTAAACCAGACATTTTCATTTTATGTGCCGCTAAATATGCCAAAGCCTGCGGATACAACTTTCTGAACCTCTTTTTGCTGATTAGTGGCTCTGCAAGAGATATGAAAGCCTGTATCGTATCATCTGACACCTCCGCAAACTCATTCATAGTTTTCCGAATAATTTCAAAGGCATCCATAACAGCCACCTCCTATTTGCTGAGTTCGGCTATGATCTTCTCCTTCAAAGTTTCAACCTTATCATCGTCGTTTACTTCAAGTCCCATACCGGCAGCCTTAGTAAGCAGCTCGTCTTTCTTCATGGTATTAACAGCCTTAATTTCAGCTTCTTTAGAAGCTGCGGCTTTTGCCGCTTTCTCCTGCTCTGCCTTGTACTTGGCAATAGCTTCCTCCTCAATGTGAGCTCTTTCAAGGTCACTAATACCTGTTTTCTCCTCCGCAGAGACATTCTGGGAGTCAACCACAATTCCTTTCTGCAGATAGTAAGAAATTACCGGATGGGTTTCCATTCCCTCCGGTAACTCTAAATCCGCTCCAGGAAGGAGTGGCTCTCCGTTGATTCCGATAATCTTTCTCGACTTATTGATAATCTTCATAATGTCATTTCCTCCTTAAATTCCGTATGCAAGAAGCATTGATAACGGATAATAAATGATAAGTCCAGCAGTTCTTGTTTCGCAAGGAATCTCTGTCTCGAGTTTCTGTACCTGCAATGGGTACTGGTAGAACGGAAGCGGAATTTCCAAACTGAACTTTTCCGGATCCTTCGTGTACATAAATGCAACATTCTTTCCTGTAGGATTGATATCAGTAGCGGAATCCTGTAACTCTGCCATGCTCTCGAAGTTCTTTAAGTATGGTGCATGGTCTTTGATAAAGCTGAGTACAGTAGTCTCCGTATCTGGAATTCTTCTTGTTGAAAGATCCATGTAAATGTACGACGGAAGAGCTAATGTATCAGGCTTTTCGATAGACATTGTAATCTTGTCAACAAACTTCTGCATGCCATTGATATCCTCAAGAATCTGATCAGCAGTCTTATGTGCCCAGTCTGTGTACTTCTTTCCATCAACTTCAACCTCGGACAAAGTGTACAGAGGAATGTCGGTACCATCAGAGAAAATGCCGACGAGATTATGTTTCTTATCGCCTGCAAAAGCAATCTTATTAACCATATAATCTGACGCTCTTCTTGCAGCTGCACCTTTTCTGGCATCAAGAGACTTTCCTGCCATTCTGGAAGCTCTCATTTCCTGCACATTGTAACCATAGCTGTCACCGACAGACTTAATAGAAGCAGTGTGGGATTCGCCCTGTACATCAACTCTAGGAAGGTCTGTGGCATAATTGTTAATGATTGCCGCCATACCGGTAATATCATAGCTGTAATATGTTGTGGTTTCTGCTCCCTCATTAACCTCAGAAGTGATAGGGAAGTAAGACAATGCAGAGAGCTCCGGATACTGCTTGTCATAAGTCTTTGTCTTTACCTGGTCAAGCTCTCTGGCAAAGAATACAGTTGCAGATTCAACACTATCAAAACGAAGCTGCTCACTTCCCGCAAGCCCCTTAACAAGGGTAGAGCCCTTTAATGCACTGTAATCATCCATGTTAAAATCTTTCATTCGTGAATACCTCCTTCTTATTTCTCCGCAGCTTTCACAACCGCACCCGGTCTGAACTCTGCGTTTGCAATGCCATTATCAGTTTCTCCAAGGAAAATAGCATTTACTTCCACCTTGGTTGCTGTATCTGCAGATGTTGTGAACTTTCCTGCCTCATCACCATCCGTAATTAAGTAAACCTTCTCCTTGTATGCAGGTTTAGCTGCTGCTCCAGTCCGCACCCAAATTCTTCCAAAATGAAGGCAGCCTACTGTACGCTTGCTGTTGATGGAAACATTGTTATCCATATCCTTTTCCACCATAACAGAATTGTGTACTACAACACCCTCAAAATCATCAGACGTTGCACCTGTTGCCGGAAGTTTTACGTCAGTGCCTTTATTTGTTCCAACGACAACACCAAGACCAAAGGCAACACCATCACCTTCTGCCTGTCTTGTTGTAACATCATGGGCTGATAAATCAAACAGCCCGCCGGCCACTCCTTTAGGAAAGCCAAAGCCATAACTTGTCTGTACTGCTGTGCTCATTACTTTCTACCTCCTGTCATATTCGCAATCATTTTCTTACGAGCAGATGTTGAATTACTAACCTCTTTTGCATCCTTGCGGACCTTATCAGCTGCAATTCTCTCTCTCTGATCATTAGTGCTCTTTCTCTCATGGAATGACTGCTTTGCAATGTCATAAGCTGCATTGATATAGCTGTCACTCTTTCCATCAAGATTCATCTTCGGATTAACTGCCTTGATAATGCGTTTTCTTCCTTCTCTTACCGAAAGTCCCTCAACTCCATCAAGGTTTAATCGGTCAGCCATTCGGCACACATCAAGGCGGTCCTGAATAATTTTATCCACAGAATCCATATTTACTCCTTTCTGTTTCTCCGGATTGCATTCTGCACCCGCTCCCTCATCATCCGAATCTGTGTTTTCGTCTGTAGGAGCAGTTTCATCTTTCTCTCCAGTATCTTCTCCTTCATCACCATTCATATCGCTCTGAGCCTGCATCTTGTCAATCTCCTGTAAGAGAGTATCAAGATCTGCTTTCTGCTCTGCAATAATATCCTCTGGCGACATACCATCACCCTCGGCATCTCTGCGGTCAATATTCTCCTTGACCTTTTCAACAGGTGTCTTTTCCGGTTCTCCATTTTCCTCCGGATTAGCCGCTGGTGTTTCCTCTGGATTTTCTCCATCAACTCCCTCACCAGTTGCCTGATTTGCGGCTTTCTGAGCCTTGAATAATGCAATAGCAGCTTCCATCTCTTCTGGTGTAAGCTCTTCGCCCTCATCAGCTCTGCGGCCTTTTGAATTAGGTTTGTACATAATTACTTTGCCTCCTTTTAAGATTTGTGTATCATCATCCTTGCCATCGATATTCAAGCGGGCAGTTTCTCCCGCTCTTGCTTCTCCGACAAGTGCAAGATGATTGATTTCGATATTTTTCTGAATACAATCGTATTTCTCTCCGTGATATACTCCCGGAGTATCATCAGTATCAAGGCTGTATCCAAGGGATAACTCTTTCAATCCGCAACTTTTCAAAGCATTTGTATCATGAATAATAATCTCACAGCGAACGCTATCTCCATCCCTGTATCCTTCACTCATAATTGTGCCTATCTGTTCTCTGCGGACATTCTCCTTATCCACTTCTCCAGCATCATGTGTAATGATGATTGGTTTGCCCTTGTAACTCTCCAACGATTTCTTGTCAAAGACATTCTCAGGCAATCGGAGTTCCCTCCGTGTGCTTCCATCATCATTCTTATACTCAAATATGCCACATGTAGTCACAATTGGGTGATCTACAAGATAGCCTTCATCTGTGTAATAAGTCTGATCCATGGAAATGCTGTCAATTCGTTTCAGCTTCACTTTCTGCACCTCCTGCTTTCTGTCACTTTTTCAATGCAACCACTTCCTTTCAAACTGGCAAATCCAGATTATCTATATCAAACACCGGAATTGCACAACACCGGCATTGATAATCCTGTCCAGGATGGCATTTTCTGCCATTTCCTACATCTGGCGGATTGTCCCAGCTGATTATCTTTCCTTCCAGCTCTCTATGGCTTTTCCGCTCTCGTCTATCCATTACTCCAGACCATTCATACTTTGACACACCAGCATCTCTCTGTTGGCTCTCCGTAATATCAGCATTAAGCTTCGCTGTCTGGTCTCTGGCTATTAGTTTTGCATGACGCTTACTCATTCCATATTGGCGCTGAATTTCTCTTACGATATTCGTTGTGGTTGAGCCTTTCATATAGCTTTCATAAACCAGTTCCTTCATTCGCTCAAGAGATTGATTAGGAACCGTCTTTATTAAGTCCACATTGTCAGACACCCACTTTTCCAACATCTGTGCGTAATATTCTCCAGAATAATAGTCATCAAGCAAATCAATACCTAATGTCTTACTTACTGCTTTTTTCCATTCCCGAACTGTGAGTTTGTGATCAAGGTTGGCAATTCTATTTATCTGCCTTTTTAAATCATAAAGTCCAA